TGATACATAAGGCTTAAAAACTAAACCACCCTCTGCACATGCAAACTGTGTATAGTTTCTAATGTTATCAATAACAACTTGATATTCTTCGTTTAAGAAGTCATTGTTGCTTATCTCTGACTTAAACTCAATTGTTACAAGTCTTGCAAACTCACTCGCTATTCCTTGTCCTGTGTTGCTGCTGAATACTGTTTTATTATCTACCCATGGCGCTTTATTCTCATGTACTTGCTTACATAGATTTATGTGGTTCTGCATTTCATTTGATATTGCTATATCTACATTTATTTTACTTTCTAGTGTACCTTTTGAAAACATCTTTGAAAAAGCCTCCTTTATCCTGTTTATTATGGTGCTGAATATCATTTAATCACCTCTTTTCTAAAAATCTTTATCTAAATCTTCTATCATTTTATTTAAAAGTCTCCATGTACCTTCTAACTCTTTTACTAAATTATCAGCTACTGGCTTTCCGCTTTCCCTTATTTGTTTAACTATTTCTCTTCTGTATATATCCAATCCATTTTGTATGCATTCTATTTCTTTTTTAGATTCACATTTTATTATAATTTCGTGTCTCATTTCTTATATTTTCCCCTCTCATTCTCAATTAGAATCATATTTTTATAATTATTTTGTATTCTGCCTATGGAGGTATGTCACTAAAGTTAGTGGATACCTCATTATTGTTTTTTGCTTATTTTATCAATTATATTATTTTAAGTTGTTGAATATCGTTTTTATACCCTAAATATCTTAATATGAAACTTTCTCTTTCTTTTGAGTAATATTCATAATTAGGATACCATTTAAAGAAATCTTTATCATGTTTGCTGCTGTTGCAACTCTTACATGATGGTATTATATTATTAACCGTATATTCCCCGCCCTTTGAAAGTGGGATAACGTGTTCTTGTGCCAACGGTAATTCTTCGCCACAATATGCACATCTATCATTAAAATCAGATTTAACTTTGTTCCATTGATCTACTGTTAAATTAGAAATTAAGTTTCTCTTTCTAGCCTTGCGTTTTTGATTGAGCAAGTTTATTTTATCTCTGTTGTTTATTAAATATAATCTTTTATTTTCTCTTTCTTCTTCTAAATGAGTTATTCTATAATGTTTTTTACTTTTTTTAACCTTTTCTTTATTGTTATCTCTATATTCTTTTGCTTTTTCTTTGGCACTTTCTTTATTATTTTCATAATATTTAGGATTATATTTTTTACTATATTTATTTTTACATTCTTTACATTGGTTTCTCAATCCATCTTTACACGTTTTATGCTTTCCAAAATATTCGCTTGTAGCTGGTAACACTTTCCCACAATCTATACAAATTTTAGTTAACATATTTTACCCCCCCCTATCTTAACCCCAAGTCTGATAATACCCTGTATACTGTTGCTCTGCTCAACCCTGTTTGTTTAACTATATCTACTATTTTATAATGTTCTTTATATAACATACCGACTAAATCAGCCTTTTCGTTTCTTTCTGATGGTCTGCCGCCGCTTCTACCTCTTGCCTTTGCACTTGCTAAACCTTCTTTTGTTCTTTGGCTTATTAAATCTCTTTCAAGTTGTGCCATACCACTCATAACAGTTAATAAAAATGAGTTATAAGGATTATCGCTTGTTGTATCTAGCCATGTATCTTTAATTGACTTGATACTAGCGCCTTTGCCCTTAATCATATCAACTATATTTAATAAATCCTTTGTGCTTCTTGATACCCTCGTTAAATCTGCAATCACAACTGTATCTCCCTCTTTTAGTTCATCAATCATTTTGTTTAATTGTTCCCTATCTGCTTTAGTTCCTGTCATTTTTTCATTATAGATATTTCTTTCATCCACTCCATATTTAACTAACATATCCATTTGCCTATCTAAATTTTGTTCTATCTTTGATACTCTCGCATACCCTATTAACATTTTAATCACTCCTAAAAACTTCTTAATAATATTGTATCATAAACGTATCACAACGTAAATAGATATTGATACGTTTATTGGCACATTCTCGTATATTCTCAAGTGTGATTTTTAGGTAGCATCTTAAAATGTATATTAAACAATCGTTTTTGATACACTAAAAATATTATTGTCCTTTTCTTCTCCAAACTTCTTCCATTGCATATCTTACAGTATCTATATGATGGTTGTCTTTGTCCGGGTATGAATTTATAACTTTCCCTTCCTTATCCACTTCATGCTCATACTTTGTAAATTCTTTAGCGGTATGTGGGCAACGCTTCTTATCTATTATTATATTATTCAATGATTGTAACCACTTCATTCCATACTCTACACTTCCAGGACCTTTTATTGCACCTCTACAATAAAGGTTGTAACTTCTATAATCTTCAACTGATTTGTTTTCCGCACTATCTGCGGTTATTTTATCATTAGGAGTTATTCTATGGTCTTTGATTAATATATCTGCGGTTGCTCTGTTTGACTTCTTATTTTCGTGTGCTTCATCATATATATATAAGTTTCTTCTTGCTGCATCATAATACATTTTATTAAATGCCCAAGGATCGGGAAACCATCCCCAATCGACTCCGTTGTATATTCTATCAAAACTCGCAATTTCTTTATCTGTAATAGGTTCAATAATAAGATTGTCAAATATATCTCTACCAGTTCCTGTAACTTCGCCTAAATAATCATGTTTATATTGTGTAGGTCTTGTAGCTTTCATATGTTCAGCTTCAAGTATAAATTGCGATCCCAACCATTCTCTATCTATACTTAAATAATCACTATGATGTACTAATTTATCGCTTCTTTCTTCTGTAACTTCTTCATTGCACCAGTTACGTTGTGATGCCGGAGGATTAAATGAATAGAATACAACAAATTGCGGTCCACCTCTCATTAAAGATTGATTTATATTATCTATCTTTTCAATTCCCTCAAACTCGTCTACTTCTTCATACCATATGTACTTAATATATCCTTTTGCCACTTTGGTTGACTTTAACTTTTTAGGTTTATCAGCACCTTTAAATAATATAACTTGTCCTGTTGGTTTGTACTTAATTTCAAGTTTAGAATCGGGTATGTGCCAATCATCTTCTACACCTAACGCATATATTGCCCATGTTATTTGTTCGTAAACTGATCCTCTTAGTGTATCTTTAACCCTTCTTATAACAACTGCATTTGTAAGTTTTCCCTCTTGTGCATCCTTCATTATTCCAAGAACTATTTCAATAGATATAAAGGAACTCTTTGTACTTCCTCTTCCACCTTTTAACCAATAATGCGTATGTGCTGCTTGCTTTATATCTTTATGAACTCTAAAAAAACTATCCGCTATTATTGTTTTCAAACTAATACTTATCATATATCATCGACAATCCTTACTGGTTCTTTTGTTGTATCTCCATTTCCCTTTATTTCTTTAGCTAGCTTCTCATTCTGCAACCTCTTATTTTCCAACTCTAGCTTTGTCTTTTCTTCATCGTTCAATAAGTTGCAATGCTTGTTAAGGAAGTCCATGGCTTTCATTTTATCAGCTAACTTAAACTTAATACCATCTTTACCTTCCGATACTTCACTTATTATGCTCGTATCAACTCCAGCACTATTCTTTAGGTCCACATAACTATACTCTTTTATTTTTTGTTCTCCTGTATTAGGATCAATGATAGGTGTAAAATTCCCCTCCTTATCTTTATTCCATTGAGGTATTTGCTTTATTCCAAACTCTACATACTCACCCATATCTGAAAAGGCTATATCTATATACTTCTGAATTAGTCCTCTTGTCAAGGCTGCTTTATCGAATGTAATTTCTGTTAATTTCTCTATCTGTGCTTTTATATGAGGTTTCCTAAGGTGCTTACTCCCTTCTGTTACTGCGGTAGCATAAGAACAGTTATAAGCTTTTAAATAAGCCTTTGTAGCATTAAAACACTTAGAATAATAAATACAAAATAATCCTTGCTTATCATTCAATTCATCATTCTTCATTACTTCTTTAACTATGTTGCTTATTGGTTCTTTTTTTTCTTTTGATGTACTTTTTCTATTTGTTGAACTCTTTTGTTGTACAACACTTTTTTTGTTATCTTTTTTTTGTTGTACAACACTTTTGTTATTATCCCAATTATCTCTTTGTTTCCATACTGCAATCTTCTTTTCATCTTCATTAAGCATGTTGGCTATTTCTCTATTAGTTATTTTCCCTTTATGCTCTATATATAATTCTTTTGCTTTATCTCTTTCGGGACTTCTAACCCTTGGCATGTTCTTTCCTCCTGTTCTAAATAACAAAGCACCTACCATCAATTGTGATAGCAAGTGCTTTATTTATAAGTAGTTTATATTATTAACCAGTAGTTGAAGTAATCAAACACTGTGCATGGAAGGCTTTTTACACCTCCATATTATTATTTTAATTTCTACTGGTTTATGCGCTTTTTAAAAGGGGTTGTGTGCATAGCCTGTCCACAAGTATGCACACATGAGAGAGAATGGGGTATATCTATATTATAATATAATGTTTTGTATTTTACAACTACTTTTTGTGGTTGTTTTCAGATATTATTTTACCTTTTATTTCTCATTTAAATAATCTAACCATTCTATATATTCGTTTAGTTGTTTTTCTGTTGCGTTATCTAGTGACATATTTCTTAACTCAAAACCTTTTTCTTTTTCTATTATCCATTCTCTCCATGTTTGAGTGTTCTCCGCCCCTTCTTCACAATCACATATTCTTTTGTCTAAGTCTTCTTTCTTTATCATCTCTTACACCTCTTTCTTAATCATATCTGCATTTTCAAATACATTACCTATTATTTCTAAATCTTCTATAAGAGTTAGTGGCATTATATCATCCTTCCATCTTCCTTTACCTCCTATAACATTTCTGCTAAGTTCTTTATTATTTGTCTTAAATCTTTTATTGTTTGTTTATTTTCTATTTTAGCTTTTAACTCCTTATTTCCATTCAATAACTTATCTCTATCTTTTGATACCTCTGCATATATTAATTGACTTTTTAATATCTCTATCATAATATCTTTATCCTCTATAGCTATTTGCATTTCTGTTGCTGACTTTCCAAACTCTTCTATTGATTTATTTTTAGATTCTATTATTTCTTTTACTCTTTCTCTATCGTCACATAACTTTTCAATATCCT